GATGCGCTTGACCAGCTTGGCCTGTTCCGGGTTTACCACGAGGTTGTGGTCCGGCCCCATGTCGTAGCCCAGAAATCGCTTGAACGGAACCGTGACCTTGCCGTCTGCAAACCGCTTCCGTTGGCCCCATGTGCAGTTCTCGGAAATGGACCGGGACTCTTCCTGCGCCAGCGAGGACATGATCGTCAGCAGAAGTTCACCCTTGCTGTCGAAGGTCCAGATGTTTTCTTTTTCAAAATAGACCTCGACGTTGTGCTCCTTGAGTTTCCGGATGGTAGTCAGGCTATCGACTGTGTTTCTGGCAAAGCGGCTGACCGACTTCGTGATAATCAGGTCGATCTTGCCGTCAAGGGCATCTGCAACCATCTGCCTGAACTGCTCACGCTTTTTGGTATTGGTGCCGGTGATGCCTTCGTCAGGATATACCCCGACGAACTCCCAATCATCCCGGCCATTGATGTAATTCGTGTAGTAGTCAATCTGCGCTTCGTAACTGGTCAGCTGCTCCTCGTTGTCGGTGCTGACACGAGCGTAGGCCGCCACACGTCGCTTCTTAGTGCTGTTGATCGGTGCCGCCGTGAAGCGTGACAGCGTCGCCGGTATCGTGGTTACGGATTTGGCCATTTCTTTTCGCTCCTTATTTTCTTGATTCTTTCACTCATTGCCTCCCTGCGCTCGTCTGTCCAAGCGGCCTTCATGGATTTTTTTGCTTTTTCCCGCCGTTCCTCGGTCCAAGGGGTGCCGTGCCGCTTATCCAAGAAGTCTCTGGATTCGATGTGGCCGTCCCTGAAATGGAACGTGACCATGTGGTCGAGGATTGTTGCACTTTCAATCTGAGCGTCCATCGCAGCCTCGTCGAACTCATCAAGGCCAAGGATCTCAGTCACCAGCCGCTTCATGGTCTCGTCCCTGATAGCCGGATTCCGACATTCGGAACGTGGACCGGTGCAATACCAAGACCGTGTCGGGGTGCCGTCCTTACGCTTTCCGGATTGGCAGCGGTAATTGGCACCGCAGCAGCCGCATTTTATGAATCCGGTGAACTCGTAGAAGGTATTCCGGTTCGGATTGGTATCCTTGCGCTTGTGCCGTTCTCCCCAGAGCTTTCTGCGCTCGTCTGTCCACCAGTCGGTCTTGGCGGTAGATTGCCATTTGGTGGTGACCTCGTGGCCGTCGTAAAAGCGGAAGGTCAAGGTATCGTCTCCGATAACGATGACTTTCTCGATCTGCTGACTGAAAACGTCCTCGTCAAACTCATCAAGGCCCAGCACCTCCGCTGCGGTATTCTGGAGCATCTTCTCCGGGATGTTCTTCGAGGGGCAAGCCGACACACCTTTCTGGCTTTTCGTCTGACAGATCCAGATGTAGTAAACCTCACCGGCGGTATTCCGTTTTCCACTGTGGCGATAGTGTTTTCGGCAGCAGCCACAGGTGATCTTCGTGGAGAAAGCCGATAGTTTCAGCGACTTGTTTCCGAAGGGACCAAGGTCCCGTCTGCGCTTGAACTCGGCCTGTACCGCTTGCCATTCGTCCATCGGGATAATGGCCTCGTGAGTGTCTTCGACAAAATACTGTGGCATCTCGCCGTAATTCTTCCTACGGTGCTTGGTGATCGGGTCTTCACAGTATTCCTTCTGGAAGAGCATGTTCCCGGTGTAGGTGATGTTTGTCAGGATAACCTTCACATTGGAGTCCACCCACGGCTTTCCCTGCCGGGTATAAATGCCTCGGTCCATCAAGGCCCTGCCAATCTCAATCCGGGATGCGCCTTTCATGTACTCGGCATACATCCAACGGATGATCTCTGCTTCCTCCGGTACGATGACCAGTTTGTCGTCCTGCCACTCATACCCGAAAATGCTGAACTTGCCGTTGGGAATGCCTTGCTTGAACCGCTTGATCGTACCCCACTTGACGTTCTCGGAAATGCTGCGGCTTTCTTCCTGTGCAAAGGAAGCGAGGATGGAAAGCATCAGCTCTCCGTCGCCGCTCAAGGAATTGATTTTTTCCTTCTCGAAGCGAACCTCAATGCCGAGCTCCTTCAGGTGCCGGACCGTGTTCAGAAGGTCCACGGTGTTCCTCGCAAATCGCTGGATCGACTTGGTGAGGATTATGTCGATGTTTCCGGCTTCACACTCAGCCAGCATGTGGTTGAACTCATCACGCTTTTTGGTGCCGGTGCCGGAGATCCCGTAATCCGCAAAAACGCCAGCGTATTCCCATTCTGGGTTCTTCTGAATCAGTGCGCTGTAGTAGCTCACCTGTGCAGAAAGCGAGTGCTGCATCCGCTCGGATTCCATCGACACTCTGGCGTAGGCAGCGACTCGCTTTCTTGTTTTCAGAACCGGCAGTTTTCGCTCGATTTTCTCTACTGTTTTCAATGATATCCCTCCTTCCGGTAGTGTCTATATATCACTCTAAAAGGCAGGAATATCAAGCGTTTTCGGATAATAATGTACCCAAATACGGTCGGTATTTTTCGAGTAGAATTGTATCAATTTTAGCGTATTCCTCCTCGGTGATCAAGCCCTTTTCGAGCATGGATTTCGCCATTGAAATCGCTGCATGGTAGAGCATATCGTTGTGGAGCTCCTCCTTGCTCATCAGGCATCACCGCCTTTGAACCGGGCCGCAATATAACAGACGTGGGAGCAGTACTTGCGCTTGGCGTTTCCGTAGGCCGTGAACTCCTTCCCACACTCTGGGCAGATAAAGGTATAAACGGCCTTCTGCTTCACAGCATCCGGGTGAGCGTTCCACCATGCCGTCCGGCATTCCGGGCAGCAGAACTTTTTCTGTTTCCGTCTGGGGAACTGGATCAGCGTTTTGCCGCAGTTCAGGCAAAGCTGCGTGGGAACCTCCGCAAGGCTGTGGCTCTCTGCCTTCTCACCGGCGAGGCCGTGGGATCGACAATATGCTTTGACGCTGTCCTTTGACAGTCCGACGCTGTTGGCGATGGCCGTATATCCAAAGCCCTGATGCCGCAGGGCCGTTATCTTTCCTCTTTGCTCATTTGTCATGAGATTGTCCTCCAGTCCGAGAGGGGCCCCTCTCACTACCCACTGGAGGGAAATGGCCATCTTGAACGAAAAAAGAGCAAAAAAATAACGCCCTCCACGGAATGATCCGCAGAGAGCGTGTGATGAGGTTCGGTTTACTTATTCGGAATCTTGAGCTTCATACCGCTGTAGATGACATTGCTTATCAGCCCGTTCAGACTGACGATCTCCTTGTAGCGGCTGCCGTTGCCGAGATACTTCTTTGCGATTGCCCAGAGGGTATCTCCGTGCATTACGGTATGGATGCGATAGTCATCGGCGGGTTTCGTGCCTGCCACGGCAAGTGCAGAGGTCTTGACCGGCGACATGATGGCGTACCTGCCGGATTCATCCTTGTTGATGACGGCACGGTCGCCGCTGACCTCAACCACATACCAGCGGAGCTTCTTCACCCAGCCGGGAATGGCTTTGCCGTTATAGTAGGTGCTGCCCGTGATGGTCACGAGGTCACCGGCCTTGATACCTACAGGTGTGGGCTTGACCGTGTCGGCAGGTTTTACATCACCGCCGAGAGCTGCCGTGACCTTGGATGCCAGATCACCCATACGGGCATACATCCAGTTGCCGGGACAGGATTTATTCGCAAACCACCGATGGACGGTCAGAACCATCTCGTCGGATTTCGGGGTGTAGTTCAGCGTCTTGGCCTTATCTCCCAGCCAGAGCAGCTTGGTCTTGCCGTTGCGCTTGCAGATGTCGGTGCAAAGTTCAATGAGCCGCTGGTACACCACATCCTTAAAAGCGTAAGGCTCGGTGTTGTCGCTGGCACACTCGATAGTGACGGCTCTCTGGTCATTAGCATTGGAGGAAGAGCACCAAGAGCGGTTTTTCTCCTCCACATACATTCCGACCCTGCCGTCCACGCCAATGCCGTAGTTGCTGCTTGCCTGCCGTGAGGTCGGCAAGAAGATGTTGCCGAGCGTTTCAACTGAGCACTGACCCACCACGCAGTGAGGCGTGATGCGGTCAATGCTGTGGGTGCGCTGCCCGGAGTGGTTCGGGCTGAGTTTGGTGTAGGACACCAGGAAACTGTTTGTGTAAGCCATATTATTCATCCTCCTTTTCACTGCGGTCATGAAGCTGTTCCAGCACGGATTTCAGCTTCTGCGGGATGGGCAGTCCCAGGTATGCGGCGTTTTCCAACAGGGACACGCCCTCGTTCGATAGGTAGAAGAAAATGACGGCAGTACGCATCACCGAGCCGCTGCCGATGACACGGGTGTCGAGAATATGCCCGATGCCGACCAGGGCGAAGATGAGCACCTTTTTGAAAATGCCCTTGAAACCGACTTCGCTGGACAGCTTCTTATCCACCACGGCGCACATGATGCCGGTGATGTAGTCGATGACTACGAAAGCCAGAAGCGCGTAAAGCAAGCCGTCACATCCTCCCAAGAACCATCCGAGCCAGCCGCCGATACCGGCGAATACCACCTGAATGGTCGTCCAGAATTCTTTCATGTTGTTTGTCCTCCTTTGAAATTAAAAATGGGTATGAAAAAAGTGACGCCGGAGCGTCACGCTTTTCCGATAGCATAGATTGATACTTTGTAGGTTGCCGATGGTACCGTATTTGGTCTTACGGCAAATATCTTTCCGGGGTTGGTCGTTGTAGACCAGCTACTCGAACTGCCTCGCTCCACAAACATGGCGTAATTGCTGTTCTCCGTGGAGATATGGACATGAGGAATTTCCGCGAAGGTAAATGGAAAATTAGGGAGCGCAATTGCGCCGCTCTCATAGAGCACGCCCCATGCCGTCGAAATGGCGGTCGTAAAGGAATACTGACCCCAACATTCCGCTGTACCGCTTTTCCATTTACGGTAATTCCAGATGCCGCTTGTCCCTTGCTGAATGACAAAATCCGCAAGGGGTGAGCCATCCACCCGCATATCCCCGGCAACATCCAGCATGGCTTGTGGCTCCGGCGTGTTGATGCCGACCTTCTTTTTCCGAAGCGCAATGAGGGGCGTACCCTGCGGAACAGTAAAATACAGATCCAGACTGCTCAAAGAATAGAGCTTGTCTTGGATCTGTAGATGAAGGTCGTAGGAACTGTTGGCATCCAGACTGCACAGTTCCAAATTGGAGTAGCTGAAAGAGGTTCCGCTTTTTGTCGTGCCGGAATAGATGCTGGTGTAGCTGCCGTAACTGCTCTCACTGGTTTTCTTGTACCGATACCGCACATAAACCACGCTGTTTTTCTGCGTCCCGTCTACGGTCACAGCAGAAATAGAGCCACTGAATTTGAGCTGCATTTCCGCTTCGATATCGTTGGTTCGCCGGAGCGTTATCGAGGATATTTTCGGCTTGGTGTACGGAATGACCGTCACCTTCTGTGAAGTTTCGGCGGTGTAGCCGCGGGAGTCCGTGACCGAGAGCGTGACCGTCACACTGCCGGACTTGGCGATCTTTCCGACTGTGATAGCAGACCCAGTTGAATTGGATGCGGATAAACCGTTGCAGGAAGCGGTATAGTTGGAAATGGACGCTCCGTTCTTCGCAGTCGCTGTTCCCGGTGTAACCTTGAGAGTCGAGTAGTCCTGCACGAACAGTTGGTCGTTCCCCGTGAGGTTCTTTGTGGTCGTGTAGCTGTCGGCATAAGTGAATCCGCTTATGGTCGGAGCAGAATTGGTTGCCGTGGTCAGTACCGTGGCAGTCTTGCTTGAGGTGCTGCCGATCTGCGTAGACCCACTGTAAGACGAAACCGCAAAGGTACCGGTGAACGACTTGATGGATGCCATTGCATTCAGCAGTGTCGTCCTCTGCGCCGATGTCAGCGTGACTGTGCGGTTCGCAGTGCCCTTCGACCAGGAAAGCCCGGAAATAGTTAGGATGGTCGCGCTGCCGTTCTTGAGCACCAGCGTATTGGTGTAGGAGGCTTCGTACACGGTCACATTGATGGTAATGGCAACCGTGGCATTGTCCGCCGTCACCGTGTTGACACTATTCACCACAGCACCGCCCAGCGTCTTGACCGTGGAACTGCCGGAAGTGCCGTAGACATGGTTGTACTGCCGCCTTGCTCTGACCCTCACCGTGTAGCTTGTATTCGGTGAGAGCGAGGACAATGTTACGCTGGCGCTGGTGGATGCCGTCGTTGAGAACTGCGTCCAGCTCGAACCGCCGTTTGTACTGTACTGCCAGACGTCCGCCGTGGCCGAGGATGTCGCGGAGATTTTGAACCCGTTTGCCGTGACATTCGATGTACTGAATGTAACTGTGGGAGCAGAGCGGTCAATGGTAGTCAGCGTCATGCTGCCGCCGTATTCCTGTGAACCGTAGATATAAACACGGGTCGAGAATCCGACCGCAATCGTTTTGCTGCCGTTGCTGTTGTGAGCTACAGTAATCGTGCCACTGACAGAACCTTTCTTTGCCGGGAAAACACGGTAATCCCAATAGGTACGGCCCTTTGAGTATACGGTCGTACCATTGATCGTTACAGTGGTCGTGTCAATGGTGTAGTAAGTGGATGCGCCACCGGTAGAGGTCAGCGTCCAGGAAAGTGTCGAGCTGTTACCGACCACATTCACGCTTTCTGAAATGTCCAGTTGAAGATAGCGCCCATCGTATGCCGCGCTTTTCCAAGTTGCCATATCTTTCCCTCCTTAATCCAGAATGACGATGTTCAGCCCTTCAGACGCCGTCTGCATCGGGACAAACTTCGTTTTGCCCACGGTCAGCTCGCCGTCCACCGTGGTTTTCTTAGTCTGCGTTTCGTCCTTGTTCAGGGTAAAGATCACCTCATCGTTGTAATAACCGGCGAACTCCGTGTTCGTGATGACCGTCCGCTGAGACGATGCGCTGTTGGATACCTCGATGCCCCGCTTGTCGATCTTAACCTCCTGCGTGTAGATTTCGTTGGGTGCGGGTGTCCACTTTCGGGGGATCGCCCCTTCGGAGATCATGATGTCGGCGAGGTAGATGGACGCATCCCGACAGTAGCAGTAGATTCGCAACGTGGGGTCGGTCACATCCGTGAGCGTTACGGAGTAATCCGTCCAGTCAAACGCCGTGGACTTATTGAACAGGTACTTGGTCTTGTTCCCGTTGTAGGTCACATAGAAATACCCGGACATGGTCGAGGTTTTCTTTGCCCGAACCGAGATCGTATAAGTGCCGGGAACCACCCCTCGGATGTACTGCGACAACGAGGAGTATGCGCCCAGCACAAAGCAGGAGTCGGAAATGGTGTTGTTTTGCGTATCCGTGGAGGCATCCGTTTTCACCGTACCGGAGTAGCTCCAATCATCCGTGATGCCGTTCAGCCCGGAGGAATTCTGCACATAGTTGATGCCGCCGATGTACTGCTCCTGCATGGTGACGGACAGTCCATTCACCGTGTGTTCCAATTCCGAAACACGGCTTTCGGAGTTCAGCACCCGTTCCTCCAGGACGCCCTGGTCGTTGGACACTGTTTCCACCGTTTCGGTAAGGGTCGCCACATAGCTGTTCAGCCCGTCGATGGTCTGCTGGAACTGTGCGTCCTTCTCGGTCAGAATGGAAATGGTGGTGCGGATCGTTTCAATGTCGTTCTGCACCACCCATTCATTTCCGTCCCATATCTTCGTTTCCGGCGGGGTCACGGAAGTATCCACCCAGAGCTGCCCCTCATAGGGGTTCTCCGGCGGCGTGTCCGAGGTGACCACATCGCAGAGACTGATAATCGTGAACTGCGCCGATGCGATCATCTCACCACCTCCTTAAAGTGCCACAACGACCATAAAGGTTGCCTTGGTATCCACATCGGCACTGGACACCGACAGGGTCTTGCCGGTCTTGCTGCCGTTGGTTCCCCAAGAGGTATCGACTACACCATCCTTGTTGTACTTCGTCCAGGTGTAACTGCCGTTTCCGGCTGCGTCCACCTCGGAGCCTGCCTGGTAGCAGACGGCGGTCAGCACAGTCGTGCCCTGGCCGTTCTTGAACACATCGCCGCCCGTGGAGGTGACGATGATCTGCAATGGGTCGGAGTTGTCGATGAAGGTCGCCACATCGAAAAACTTCGTGTTATAAGAAGCGGATGCGGAATCCGTGTCCTGGGCACAGCACTTGAACACAGCGTAGCTGTCCACCGCTGCGGCGTAGACCGTGAGGGTATTGGTGGCCGTGCCGGTGTATTTGTCGGCGGTATCCGAGAGTTTGCGCCAGCCGATACCGAAGTCCGCATCATAGCCGGTGGAAGAGATAGCAGTGACAGATGCGTCCATGACCGCCCACTTGTAGCTGACCTTGGTGGCGTCCACCGTAGAGCCACGCCACAGCTCGGCCTTGGCGGTCAGACTGGCGACCTCCTCGTTCTTGAATACATTTCCGTTAGGCGTGGTGACCAGCAGGTCAACGATGCCGGAGCCGTTGACCACACGGGAGAAGGAAATGGTCAGCGGATGAGTCAGCGACAGGCCGGTGCTTTCGTCCTTGTAGGTGATGACACAGCGGTAGTCGATGCCGGGCAGCTCCGCCATGACATTGGCCTTGACCGTGAGAATGTGGCTCTTGGCACCGCTGAGGGCGTAGTTCGTACCTGCGGTAATGGCGGTGTTACTGTCGCCCACATACCACTTGACCGAGGTGACATTGGCGGTGGCGATCTGGTCGGCAGTGGTGCCGATAACATACAGACTGGGTGTCAGAACGAGGTTCTTCGTTTTCCAGTCGGGGGTGTAACTGCCGTTGTCGGGGTTATACATCTGCGTCTTGGCGAGGTTCGAGCCGATGTACCCCGTCAGTGTCAGTGCGTCATTGTAGTCAATAATGGTAAACTGACCTTGTGCTTTGCTCATGTGAGAAGCCTCCTTTGAAGTTGTTGTATCTGAACCGGACACTGTGCCGGTTTCTGTTGTGGGTTCTGCGGTTGCCATAGTGAATTCCTCCGTTATAACAGGCTCTGCCTGGTCGTGGTGTCAATGAGGTCACAATAAAAAGTGGCGCGGACTTTGACATCCGCACCGGTAATGGCCACGGACTTTGCACCGCCGAAATGCTGTTCATTCCAGACTTTGTCCGCTTCCGTATCCTCCGACACCCTTGTCCAAACAAACTGGTTGGCATCCAGCGTGTCGGTGATGTCCTCGTCCCAAGAGTACACCTTGGCAGAAAGCAGCGTTTTCACATTGCCGTTTTTGAAGATGTTCCCGTTGGACGAGATGATGACGAGCCGGAGCATTTTCTGCTCCTCGATGGTGGTGATGCGGTCACTGACCTCGGTGACCTCTTTGCTGGTGGCGTAGGCACGAAGCACGACCTCGCCGCTCTCCAAATCCCAATAAGACGAGCCGTCCTGCGACTGGATGACACCTGCCTTGATGATGTTTGCCACCAAAGAGCCGGAAGTGATGAAGTCCGCAACGATCTGACCGTCCGCCGTGATGGCGGTTTCGTAGGGGCCGTTGTAGCCGTTACGGGAAAAGCCCAGACCGCCCACATTCCACCTCCAGACGTTCACGGCTTCGTCAATGGAGGGAGCGTCCAAAATGAGCAGCTCGTAGGGCTGCCCGCTTTCGCTGTCTGTGTTAATAACCACATAGCCGCCGCTCTGGCCGGTGATAAGCCCAGTCGCTTTTCCAATAGCGGTTTGGAGCAGCTTTGGAAAGCGTCCCACCGTGGACTCCACCTTATCAACCGAGGACTGCACCTCGGAGATGGTGGTGATCATGCTGGACTTGCTCTGACCGAGGGAAATGCTCTTGTACCGCTCGGCAAGGGTGTCGTATACGGTTTCGATGACCATAGCCGACACGCTGACACCGAGAGCCGAGTGTCGAATGGTGACGGTATCGCAGAGGTTGACCCGCTCCAAGAGTGCCGAATACTCCGGTTGTTTCCAGAGCGGCTCAAAGGACACCTTTACCGTGGGGATGGTCGCTCCCAGCGGATTGGCTTTGATGTAGCTGTTGGCTTTCGCTCGGAGGGCATCCTCGGTTACAACTCCGTCAAATTGGTCGGAGAAATCCATGATGAGCGTTTTCGCCCGGACGATCTCCGAGGTCACAATGGGGAGCGTTACCTCCGACAGCGTGACCACGGTTTCGGTATCAGCGCCCTCTGGGGTATACACCGCATACGGAAGCAAAGCCGTGTACACGCCGCTGTTGTCCTCGTCCTGCTCCAAGGCGGTGAGGTTCTTGCCGTATTCAATGACCACGCCTGTTTTCTGCCCTCGGTTGGAATGAAACTTCACCGTGAAGTTGTCCCACTCAAACTCACCGTACCATTTGGAGAGCATGGAGCCTTCCGTGCCGCCAAGGCAGGCTCGGACACTTTTCGGTTGGGTGACGGAAAACGCCTTTGGATCCGAGTAATCCGTCCAGCCGGTAAAGCGTGTATCCCCGGCAAGAAGCTGAGAGAGGATAAGCTGCGGAGAGCGGCTATCGGTACTGAACGGCAGCACCGGCACATTGGCAAGGTCATAAGAAATGTGCTGACCGTAGACGGTGACGATGCCGTTTAAGGGTTTCGTGATGCGGTAAATGCGGAATGCCTGGTCGGCGGCGGTGTCGTTGGGTTTTGCCTTGATGATGCACTCCTTGGTGATAAGCCCATAGTGCTGACCGCTCACCGGATATTTGAGCAGACACTCGAACACGCCGTTTCGCTCCTCGGTGACCTCGCAGGAGATGGTGTCCGTCAGCACACCAAGACCGAATGAGGAAAAGTCCGCAGTATTTGCGGCGTAGAGTGCAGGTATCATAGACAGCACCACCTCGGAATGACTTCGATCCTCGTCACATCGCCAGTGCAGTTGATGGTGCAAACACCCGGCTTGAGGACTGGGAATTCCGCCCCTTTGACCGCATCATTTTTGAGAATCGTACCCTGGAAGCAGTTCATCAGCTCACTGTCAATCTCGATGTACTCATCCAGATTGGAAATCATCATGCCACGGCCTTGGGGCTGTATCATTATTACCACCGTACCGCTGCCATAGAGCTTAATATACGGTCGGCTCTCAAAAGCAGTCGGATTGGTAATCGTCAGTTTAGAAGCATCTGCTGCCACCGTCTGCTGTCCCGCAAAGCTGTACTTGAAGGGTTTGCAGTTGAAGGTCACGGTGAAGCAGCCAATTTTATTCAGCTGCTCCTCAATGTCCAGATTGCCGGAGATGACGCCGTAGCGGAAATACTCCGCATCGTAGGAGTCGGTGATTTCGTGGTATCTGTCCGGCTCGGAGTACAACCAGCCTTTGATGTTCCGTAGAACATCGGCAAGGGCGGCGGTATTCTTCCGGGCGAGAAACACCGTGTAGGTCACTTTGATGTTGGAAAATCGGCGGTTCGGATTGATGATGTCACCGCTTCTGCCGGGAATGGAGATGAACTCCGCATCGTACTCCGGTGCGGAGAACACGTCCTTCTTCTCGATATGCAGACCGAAATCAGCGGAACTGCGGCCGTTGTAGGTAAAATAGGTCATGCGAATACCACTCCTTTCCGCTGGGCAAACTGGTTCGCCGTTTCCATGACTTCGTTGGTGAGTTGACGGATATCCTCGCTGCTGTAATTGTTGAAGGTGGCGATGTTCAGAGCGATGGTGAAAGCGGACGCCGCCTTGCCGACCACGCCGTCCACGGCGGAGCGAATCGAGCCGTTCACGTCAAAGTCGGTGGGCAGAGCCGTCTGCATATCGTGAGCAAGGTCGCCCATGACGCCGTTGATGTCCTCTGCCATTCCTTCTGCGGCTTTGACCGCTTCATCGCCGTTGTCGTCAATGGAGCCTGCAAGACCCTTGACCAGCATTTCACCGACCCATGCCATCTCCTTTGAGGGCGAGTGGATACCGAAGAAATCGCAGATGCCGTCCCAGATGGATGAGATCCACCCGGACACCTTATCCCACAGCCACGAGGCAAGCTGGGTAATACCGCTCCACAGTCCCTTGACGATGTTGCCGCCGATTTCTACGATCTTATACATCAGAGAGCCGAAGGCTTTCACGATACCCGCAATGATCTGCGGCACGGCCTTGACGATCTCCACGATAATGGTGGGCAGATTTTCAATCAGCGCAACGAACAACTGCACACCTGCCATGATGATTTTATCGATGTTTCCGACCAGAGCATTGACAATGCCGGAGATGATTTGCGGAATCGCCTGTACGATAGTCGTGATGATCTGCGGCAGGGCTTGAATGAGAGAAATCAGCAGATCGATGCCCGCTTGAATAATGAGCGGTATCGCATTCAGTACAGCATTGATAATGCCGTCAATGATTTTCGGAATGGCTTCCACGATTGCCATAATGATATCCGGCAATGCGGCAACAAGCGAGGTCAGAAGCTGAATGCCTGTTTCGATAATCTGCGGGATGGAGTCCAGCAGAAAGGTAATGATGCCGTTGATGATCTCCGGCAGAGCGGCAATCAGCACGGGCAGTGCGTCCAATAGTCCCTGGGCAAGCCCTGTGATAAGCTGTAAGGCTGCATCCAAGAGCATCGGCAGGCTGTCCACCAGTCCTTGCACGATGGTGACAATAGCCTGCACCGCTGCCGGGATGAGCGTGGGCAATGCATCCGCAATGCCTGTCACAAGTGTAGACACCAGCTGAACCGCAGCCTCAATAAGCAGGGGCAGATTCTCGATCAGCGTGTTCACGATGGTCATGAGTGCGGACACCGCCGCCGGGATAAGCTGCGGAAGCAAAGAAAGCAGCGTTTCCAGCACCTGCGAGAACAGTTCGGTGACTGCTTCCAGCAGTGTGGGCAGCAGTTCACCCACAGCCGTCAGCAGAGCGTCCAGTGCCGTGGGCAGAGCCGCCACGATGTTCTCGATGACCGGGGTGATGTTTGCCACCACAGTCTTGAAGGCATCCACCATGTTGTTGCACAGCAGCTCCATATCAGCGTCCGCATCGCCGAAGCCTACAATGAGGTTCGACACGGCAGATTTCAGCGCATTGACAGAGCCGGAAATGGTGGCTTCCGCTTCCTTGGCAGTTGTGCCCGCAATGTCCATGCTCTCCTGCATGACATGGATGGCTTCCACCACATCTGCGTAAGAGGAGATGTCGTACTTGACACCGGATATCTTCTCCGCATCGGCAAGCAGTCGCTCCATTTCCTGCTTTGTGCCGCCGTAACCCAGCTTGAGGTTGTCGAGCATCGTGTAGTTCTGCTTGGCAAAACCCTGGTAGGCATTCTGAATGGAGGACATATCCGTACCCATCTTGTTGGCGTTATCGGACATATCCGTGATTGCCATATCCGCATACTTTGCGGCTTTTTCGGTATCGCCGCCGAGAGACTGGATGAGGCTTGCGGAGAAGCCCGTGACCGTTTCCATGTACTCGTTGGCAGAAAGTCCTGCCGTTTTGTATGCATTGGCGGCGTACCGCTGGATCTCCTGCGAGGAGTCCTTGAACAGAGTGTCAACACCGCCGACCAACTGCTCATAGTCTGCATAGGCGGCGATGACCTCTTTGCCGAGCTTCACGGCGGCGGCACCTGCGGCAACGGCCACAGCACCGAGCGCCACACCTACGGTTTTGAGAACCTTGCCGAAGCCTTCAAACTTACTGCCGGATTCCTCCGCAGCTTTGCCGCCCTCCTTGATGGCTTTCTCGTTCTCGTCCAGCTCACGATTCATATCGTTGAGGGCGGCTTCGGCATTGTTGAGTTGGATCTGCCAGTTCTGGGTGCGGCGGTCGTTCTCTCCGAAAGAGGTGGCGGCATTCTGCAGAGCCTTGCGTAGGGTGTCGATTTTTGTCGTCTGCTCATCGATCTCTTTTCGCAGCACCTTGTTCCGTGCGGCGAGTGCCTCCACGGATTTATCGTTTTTATCGAACTGAGAGGTGGCGAGCTTCATTTCGGAGCCGAGCACCTTGAAGGACTGGTTGATGTCCGCCAGTGCTTTCTTGAATTCTTTTTCGCCCTCAAGACCGATCTTCAGTCCGAAACTGTCTGCCATGTACCGTCACCTCCTTAAATGCCGTCCGGGATAATATCGTCAATGTAGTGTTCGTGAGCAGGAACAGCCTGCCCGTTATACTGTTTGTGGCACTCCCACAGATCCAGCAGAAGTCCAAACGGCATCAGCCACACCTCATCTTGGCTGAGATGCAGGTGGGCAAGACCGTAATAAAGAAGCCGGGTAAACAGCTCCGCATCGGAGACCGTTACCCGACTTGCGCGTTTTTTGCGTCTTTCTCACTTTCCACATTCCGCTTGGTGCCCTTGTAGAGAGCTTCCGTAATAGCGGTTTTGTAACCGGCGAGGTCGAGGGGCGTGGTCAGAAGCTCCACCACATCCTCCGTGAGCAGCTCCTTGGGATGCTCTTTATCCTTGAGGTTGTGAATGAGGATGCTCTGATTTGCCAGAAGTGTGATAAGCCACACGATCTCTCCGATTGCCATTTCAAAGTTCTCGGACTTCATCAGCTTCTCACCGAGGTTTTCCAGCCCGCCATATCGACCGGCGATCTCCTTGGTAGCCTTGGTCGTGAGGAGCAGCGTGTACTCCTCGTCGCCGATAGTGATGACTGCGGTTCTTTCGTTATCCATTGTGCGTTACCTCCGTTAGCCCTGATTCTGGGGAGTTGTAGTATAAGTCGGCTCGTAGACTTCCTTATACCAGTTTGTGATAGTCGCAGCGGTCACATCGCCCTCCAGTGCCTCCGCTTTCCACGGGTGCTTGCCGCCTGCGTCTGCTTTGTTGCGGCGCAGAATGGTGCCTTCAATGGTCGGCGTGGAGAAGGTAATGCTGTCGCCCTTGGTGGCAAGGTTCGTCGCCGGAATACCGAATTTCACGCGGTACAGCCAGTAATACTTGTACTTGCCGTTGGACTTCTTGGCACGGAAGCCCACCGCCACAGGGTCGCCGCCGTCCTCGGATGCAGAAATGAGCACCTTGTTTTTGTCGATGGTCGCACCTGTGAGGTCGGATGCCGCCGCAGAGCCGATATCGTCAATGCCGAGGGAGAGTGTGCCGGATTTGAATTCCTTCACGATCTCCGAAGCACCGTCGTCGGCATAGAGCGTCGCCTCCGCCAGTTCCACCGAAAGGTCAGCGGAGATGGCTTTCGCAAGCTGCTCCGGTGTACCGTAGGTTTCCTCACCGGCGTCGTTCTCGGTGATTTTTGCGTAATACAGTCTGTCAAGACCGATCGTTGCCATGATTCATTCCTCCAGTTCGTAGATTTGCGCCACATCAATGGCGTAGTGATGGTAGCCGGTTTCGGTCTCAAAGCCGATGTACCGGCGGTCGGTAATATAGAAATCCGCACCCAGCAAGGCACGGACGAGTGCATTTTTCAGTTTGGTGTAGCTGCCCTTTGCGAAGAGGGACAGCCGTGCCTCCTGCGTTTCGCAGCCTGGGGCGTTGTCGGCGTGAAGCTCGAAGTTGTCCGACAGCGGCGTGATGACCAGATAGGTGTCCGGTGCTTTGCCGGAGAACACACCCGTTTCCACTGGAACACCGCAATGCTCGGCGATGGTTTGTAAATCGGATAGCAGACTCACAGCTTTTCCACCTCCTCATCCAGTGCCTTGGTCATGGCATCGATGCACTCCTGCCGGGACGCCGTTTTCGCAGGTTTCAGAAACGGCTTTGCGGGCTGCCCGTGCTTGCCGTATTCGAGAATGTTGGCAAGTTTGGCATTGCTGCCGCCGTCCGAGCGAGGCTCGGCGAAACCGACCTTGATGTCGTGGTTGCCGTCCCGGTTCAGCTTGGAGGGAGAAAGGCCAAGCGCACCTTCCAGTTCGCCTGTGGTGCGGGATTTGAACTTTGTCCCTCTGCCGATAACGGAGGAGAGATTGCTCTTGACCTTTTTCAGCACCACCTCGCCACCGGCCTGCAGGATGGTATCCGCCACACTGTCAAAGTTGCTGCCGAGCTTGGAAATTTTCAGAAGGAAATCCTCCGGCATTTTCATTTCAGCTTTTGCCAATGGTAGGTTCACTCCTTTTTGCTAAAACCTCGATGTACATCCCACGGCCTTTGACATCCTCTACGGACACAATGTCGTAGCGGCAGTCATTGCAGATGAGAAACTGGTCGGTAGTGACCGTTAGCCCAGGAATACACCGAAAGCGGAACAGGTCGGTCGCTTCACTGAATGCAGCGAGGTTCGCCCAACGCTGACTGCTGTGCCGGCCTTCCCGGTACACACGGACGGAAGCGAGGACTTCATTCTCGGAATGGGTGAAGCCCTCGCTGTCCTTGACTTGGCGGGTTTCTACAATGTCGGCAAAGCCGTTCATCTTTCCGAAACTCATACCTGCCACCGCCTATCCAAGCGGAGCAGCAGATTGACCGTGTTCCACACCTGCTGCGCCGCTCCGGTGTTATCTGCAAAAAAGCCGCCAGTGCTGCCGTCCCGGCTTTCATAAAAGTGGGACGACAGCATGATGACGGCTTGCTCTGTGGTGGCTGGCATGGGATTCTCCTTATAGAACCCCTCCGGGATGTGCTGGTAGCTTTCGGCGTAAGAAACAGCGGCGGTGATGTAGCTTTTCAGCAGTGCATCATCCGCCGTATGTTCCAGGATAAGGTTGGCTTTTACTTTGGAAAGAAGCTCGTCCATCACCGCCGCCTCCTTTCATCAAGACGCCTTCATCTTCAGAAGCTGGATACCCTCCGGCAGGATGATCTTGCCGTCCACACGCTCGGTGGCAACAAAGCCGACCTGACCGTTGGTGGAATACAGCTCGTTCAGACGCTGAACGGTTCTGCCGGTGCGGTCAGCGATCCAATAGCTCTGGAAATCGCCGAAGGCAATGGAGAGCGCACCTGCCGCCAGCGTGGGAGCATACGGGCTGGTGTAAATCTCGTAACCGAGCAGTCTGTCCGGCTGACCCGCCTGCAGGGAGGGCTGCCACAGATACTGACCGTTGGAATCCTTCAGCTTACGAAGTGCGGAAACAGTAGCATCGTTCATCAGGAACTTGGCATTCTTGCGGTAAGGTGCTTTCAGCGCATAGATTAGGGAAATCACCTCGTCGGTGGTGACGGCGGTCGCACTGGCTGCGGTAACGCCGACCGTGCCACCATTGGTGGTGAACAGGCCGGTGGGCTGACCCGTACCGGTGCCGACGCAGAATGCCTGTTCCTCGGCAGCACCGAAGGCGTAGGCAAACTCACGGGCGATGTACTCTTCCAGATCGAAGGCACTGTCGTCCAGAAGCTCAATGCTTACCTTCACAAGGTCGGTCAGCTTGTAGGCATCAATGGTCTTCTGTGCGAAGGTGGGATTGCTCTCGGTGTAGGCAGCATTTTCAGCAGTCCACGCAGCGGTGGAATGGGTCGCTGCAACGGGGATCTTACGCTCGTTATCGGTAGTGATGACCTTGCACAGACGGCGCATCACATTTTCCTCCTTGAGCGTGTCCACGATGAACTTCTCAAACTCCGTGGGGACGAGATAGCCGCCGTTGGCGTCCACGCCCTCGGAGAGCACATTGTGGAGCATACGTTTGCCGCGCAGATGCAGACCGAAATCCTCGCGGTAGGCGTTAGACGCTCTGCCGGTCTTGGCTTCGCTGGTCGCTTTCTGGGGCTGCTCGGTGATAGGAGAGGATACGGGTTTGGCAAGCTCTGCGGCAATAGCGTCGCGGCGCTCCATGCGTCTGACCTCATTGGTGAGATCGTTCAGTTCCTTCTCCATATTGGCGTAAACGGCATCGTCCTCGGCAGACAGAACGCCTTTTCGGTCGCGGTGGGTGTCGAGGAAGCCCTCCATCGTAGCCCACAGCTTGGCGCGCTTTTCGCGCAGTTCAACGATAGTCATATTGAAATACCTCCATATTAAATGTAGTTTTTGATGGTGTTCAGCTTGGCTCTGAGTTCATCTACAGAGCGTCCCGTGCGCTCCGGCACAGCGGGTTTGGGTTCAATGGCACACTTTGCGGCGATCTTCTCCATGAGAGAGTTCACCACATTCGCCTTGGAATACAGCATGGAAACGGCAGGCGTGGGTACCTCTTCGGATTCCGAGTTTCTCTGCATGATTTCGTCCGCAAAGCCGAGTTCCACAGCCTTGTTTGCGTCCATCCAAGTTTCGGCATCCATGAGGTGCGAGAGCTTGGCACGGGAAAGCCCCGTCTTGATCTCATAGGCGTTGATAATGGAATCCTTGACGCTACCGAGCATTTTGATAGCTTTCTGCATCTCGTCCGAATTGCCGAATGCCGCCGTCATGGGGTTGTGGATCATAAGCATGGACACGGGAGATACCAGCACCTTCGTGCCTGCCATAGCGATGACGGACGCTGCGGATGCCGCAATGCCATCGATTTTCACGGTCACATCACCCTTGTAGTCCATGAGCATATTGTAGATTTGCGCTGCAGCCACGCAGTCGCCGCCGGGAGAGTTGATCCACACGGTAATATTTCCGCTGCCGGACATGAGCTCGTCCTTGAAAAGCTGCGGGGTGACATCATCGTCAAACCAGCTTTCCTCGGCGATGGTCCCGTTCAGGAACAGGGTTCTTTCCTGTGTCTGTTCCTGCGTCTCCGAGTTCGTCACCGTTCGGCTTCTCCAATTCCAAAATTTCTTCATCGGTTTTTTCCTCCTTTCCGTCATCGGTAGGTGTATCTGCAAAAGCACCCGCATTCTTCAGTGGGAGCATATTGCCGTTAATGAGGTACAAGTCGCCGCCGTCCTCTGCCGGGATGCGGTCGAGGTTTTCCAGCTCCCGGATGTCGTTTGCGGACATCCAGCCGTTCTGGCGGCCGATGGCGTACCCGTTCATGCGGCTTTGGTAATCGCCGCGAAGCAAGCCTTCCAGATTGAACTTCACGAAATACACGGCTTTTTCGTCCCGCGAAAGGAGTGACCGCTGAATGGACTGCTCCCAGCGGATGACCCAGGGGTCAAGGGTGTACTTCACGAACTCCAAGGACTGCTGCTCAATATTAGAAAAGCTCGACTTTTCCAGGTCGCCGACCATGTGGGGCGGGACTCGGAAAATTCGAGCGATTTCATTGATTTGGAATTTGCGTGTTTCAAGAAACTGCGCCTGCTCCGGCGAGATACCGATGGGCGTGTACTTCATGCCTTCTTCCAATACGGCAATTTTGTTTGCATTGCCGCTGCCGCCGAAGGTGGACTGCCAGCTCTCCCGCACACGCTGCGGATCTTTGATCGTGCCGGGGTGTTCCAGCACACCGCCCGGAGCGGCACCATTGGCGAAGAACTTCGCGCCGTACTCCTCGCAGGCGATCGCCATGCCGATGGCGTTCTTCGCCATAGCGATGGGACTGTAACCGACCAGACCGTCAAAACCCAAGCCGGGAATGTGCAGCACATCCGATGGCTGCAGCGTTACGGCGAACTCCTTGTTTTTGATGGCTTCATCTGAGCCACGATAATAGGTGTAATACAAATGCCCACTTTCATCTCTGTCCACCGACATCTTGTTGGGCATAAGCGGATACAAAGCAACGATTTCATTTTTACCGTTGCGGATGATTTGCGCGTAAGCGTTCCCCCAGAGGAGAAGGTGCGTCATGAGGGTTTCCCGGAACACGAAAGAACTCATCTCCGGGTTCGGCTCATCGTGGAGCAAGCGGTAGAGCGAATGGTCGAGCGCCATTGCCTTGCCGCCGTCGCTGTTGTATCGGTAAACATGAAGCGGGAGCCCTGCGATAGCTTCGGCCAGAATACGGACGCAGGAGTAAACCGCAGTCATCTGCATGGCACTGCGTTCTGTTACCGTTTTTCCGGAGGTGCTGCCACCCATGTAAAAGGTGTAGCGAGAGCCGACTGTGCTGTCGGTGGGCTTGTCTCTGGATTTGAATAGTCCACTGAAAATACCCATATCACATCACCGTCCTTTCATAAAAATAAAAGACCACGAGTGTCGTAGACGCTCTCGGTCGTATCGTTGCCGCACCGGATGGCACGGTCCAAGGCCATGACAGTCGCCACGGCACCGTCGATTTTCTCTGTAGACTTTTCCTTGTCTGGCTTGATGTTACCGGCAGGATCGTTTCGCACATAGATATTGTCCATCATCCAGCGGAGCACCGGATGGCCGCCGTGGGCGATGCGTTCCTCCAAGACCAGCTTCATCAGCTCTTTGGTCGGAGGGCTCATGTCCTTGAAGCCCTGTCCGAAGGGAACGACCGTGAAGCCCATGCCCTCAAGGTTCTGGACCATCTGCACGGCTCCCCAGCGGTCAAAGGCGATCTCACGAATGTTGAAGCGTTCGCCCAGCTGCTCGATGAATTTTTCGATATAGCCGTAATGGACCACGTTGCCTTCGGTAGTTTGCAGGAAACCTTGGCGTTCCCACACATCGTAAGGGACGTGATCCCGATTGACCCTCTGGCCCATGTTTTCTTCTGGTATCCAGAAGTACGGCAGGATCATGTACTTGTCGTCCTCGTCCAGCGGAGGAAAGACCAGCACGAAAGCGGTAATATCTGTGGTAGACGAAAGGTCCAGTCCACCATAGCAGACACGGCCTTCGAGGTCATCTTCGTTTGTAGCAAAAGCGCAGCGATCCCATTTCTCCATCGGCATCCATCGCACAGCTTGCTTGACCCACTGGTTAAGCCGGAGCTGCCGAAAGGAGTTCTCCTCGGCAGGGTTCTGCTTTGCCGACTCACAAGCCGCTCGAACCTTGTCGATGCCGACCGTGATACCGAGCGAGGGATTCGCTTTCTTCCAGACCTTCGGGTCCGTCCAGTCGTCATTTTCATCGGCACCGTAGATGACCGGGTAAAAGGTCGGGTCAATCTTGCGGCCCTCGATGATGTCTTTTGCCTTCTGGTGCGTTTCGTAGCAGATGGATTTGGTATCCGTACCGGCTGTGGTTATAAGGAAGTAAAGCGGCTGCATACGAGCATCACCGGAGCCCTTGGTCATAACATCAAAGAGCTTCCGGTTGGGCTGGGTGTGCAGCTCATCGAACACCACGCCGTGGATGTTAAAGCCGTGCTTCGAGTATGCTTCTGCTGACAGCACCTGATAGAAACTGTTTGTCGGCAGGTACACGATCCGCTTTGTGGCCGTCAGGATTTTGACCCTACGGTTGAGGGCCGGACACATTCGGACCATATCGGCTGCGACCTCAAAAACAATCGATGCTTGCTGTCTGTCCGCAGCGCAGCCGTAGACCTCCGCACGTTCCTCACCGTCGCCGCATGTGAGCAGAAGTGCGACCGCAGCCGCAAGCTCCGATTTACCCATCTTCTTGGGTATCTCAATGTAGGCGGTGTTGAACTGCCGGTATCCGTTGGGCTTGATGATTCCGAAGATGTCCCGGATAATCTGCTCCTGCCAGTCGATCAGCGTGAAGGGTTTTCCTGCCCATGTACCTTTGGTGTGACAGAGGCACTCGATGAACGAGACAGCGTAGTCAGCCTTGGCCTTGTCATAGACGGAGTCTTTTGTCTTGAACTTCGTCGGTGTGTATTTTTTCATTCGCCTCAAGTGTTATCACCTCCAAAAAAGCATAAAAAATAGCCGCCTGAAGCGACCGTCATAACGAGGAACAGAGCCGAGCGGCTCATGTCCCAAGGGTATTTACTTTACCGTGGTTTAGAAGTTTTCGGTATGTACCAATATTTCGTAGGCAAATTGAGTGTCTTCGTCGACCGGCTGAACATCACAGCCCCTGTCGTAGTTGCAAACGATCTCGCCATTGCGCTTAAGCATCAGCTTGGAAATCCTGCCGCCGTCGATTCCGAACTCGGAGCCTTCGTCGTACTGCTTGAACCAGTAATGGAAGATGCTGCCGTGGACCCGTAGGCTGCCTTCGTGACAGAGGCGTTTTTCCTCGTTTGCGGGGATCGGGTTGACTTTGATCTTGAAAAGGAAGTCGCCGGTGTTGGATACGCAGAAGTCTTCGACTATGCAGTTGCTGAAATGGTCCGGAATGTCTCGCATGCTGCCCTCAAAGAAGGTGGTGTCGAGCTGGCGGTTTGTCAGCGTCACCGTGGCATTGCGGCTGATCAGATCGTAAAACTTTTCCAGTCTAATCATCGTCGGTCCCTCCTTAATATTTCGTGGCCTTGTGGCTGTCGAGGTTCTTGAAGAAGGCGTCAACCTCAGCGAGGCTGGAAAGGACGTCTCCGTAGGCTCCGAGGCCGCTCTTCTTGACGATCCTGTAGTAGCCCTGACGGTTCTTCAGAACTCCGAGGCCATTTGCTTCGGCAATCTTGGTGGCCGTGCGGGTGAGCTTTCCAAGGCTCTGGATCTCGTGGTCTTCGCCCTTTTCAAAGGCTTTCTTGCAGTTGGTATGGTCGATGTAACGCATCGTGGTTTCCTCCGTTTGTGTGTATTTCCTTTCGGTAGTGTATATATCACTCTAAACGCCTGAAATAGCAAGTCATTTCTGCGTTATAAACCGAAGTATTCTACACAAATATTCGGGCATGGAATTGTGTACTTTATGCCTCTCCGTAGAGGATGAAATGCGCATATTCCTTGCGATGTTCCTCGATGAAAACCACCAGCTCATAGAAGTCTCGCTCGTAGGCCAGCCGCTGCACCATGTTTGTATCAAACATATTCGTCAGGCCGGTGTCCCGGATGGCGAGGATCTGCTTTTTGATCGTCTCATTCATCGCCGCTCACCACCCTGCAAAGGTCTGCGCCGTATGCGACTGACAGGCCGGAGCCATTGTCCCATGCGACCATGATGGAACCAATGTCGTCCACGCCGAGGACCGTTCCTTTCGTCCCGATGGGAGGAGCCTGAACATCGTCCATCTGCAGGAGCTCCACTCGTGTACCGGGCTTGTACCGGCGACGTAAGCCCTCAAGGGCCGCTTTTGAAATCACTCGCATGATTCCACCCCTGTTTTCTTTGCGCCGCTCTTGAAGGCCGAGGAGCCGGAGAGGTTGCGGAGCAGGATTTTGCGCTCGGCCTTGTAGTCCTCACCGATGAAGCCCAGCCTCAAAAGGAAGCAGCGGAATGCGTACTTGTCGTTGTCGACCGGCTTTTCCTTAGCGGTGATGCGCTTCTGGTTTAGTGCCATCTCACACAAGGCTGCGATGAAGTGCGAGTAGGCTTTGATCTCTTCGGGAGAGGGCAGCTCTTTAAACCACGGGAAGGCGATGCGATCTTCCTTGAGCTCAATGCGGATGTCCTCGACGCCGAGGGCCTTTTTGATCAGCTCGCCTTTTGCGTCCAGTAGCTTGGTGAGGTTTCCGACCGAGACCTTTTCGAGCGGGATCTCAATCGTAAGGCCTGTCTCTTCGGTTTCGGCCTTGTCTTTGACCGGGTTGAATCCGGCTGCGGCAAGGGCGATGATGACCGCCTCAATGGTGTCCTGATCCGTGCGCTCGTCCCAGACCATCGTGCCGTCCTTCTCAACGGTGATGTTGTTGATGACGAAGGCGCAGGTGGGCATGAATTTGTAGACGGCCTTCATGCCGACCACCTTGGAGATGATGCCGACCAGTTCTTTGCGGTCTTGCCCGGTGACGTTGTAGTGTAGTTCTTTCATGGGATTACCTCCTTGTTTTTTGGTACTGTATATATCACTCTGAAGCCACAGAATAGCAAGTCATTTCAGCGAAATATATGTACCGATTATCGTAGAAAAACAGGAGCCTCAATTGTCTACATTAGCTACTTCGTCGAAGCGGAAAGTCACGCCGTCACGCTGCACCGTCACACCATCCGAGGAGCCGACCTGTTCGATGTATCGCTTCACGATGACGTCGCAGAACTTCTCGTCCAGCTCCACGGTATAGCAGATGCGATCCGACTGCTCACAGGCAATCAGTGTGCTGCCGGAACCGCCGAAGGGGTCCAGAACCACAGCGTTGCTCATGGAGGAGTTCATGATCGGATATGCCAAAAGCGCAATCGGCTTCATGGTCGGGTGATCGCCGTTCTTCTTGGGCTTGTCAAACTCCCAGATGGTGGTTTCCTTACGGCCCGTGTACCACTGGTGCTTGCCGTTTTTCTTCCAGCCATAGAGCACCGGCTCATGCTGCCACTGGTACGGAGAGCGTCCGAGCACCAGCGACTGCTTTTTCCAGATGCAGCAGCCGGAGAGGTAGAAACCTGCATCAGCAAAAGCCCTGCGGAAGTTCAGCCCTTCGGTGTCCGCATGAAACACATAGATGGAAGCATCGCCGGTCATGACGGCTTCCATATTGGTGAAGGCGTCGAGCAGGAACTGATAGAAGGCGTCATTTGCCATGTTGTCGTTCTTGATCTTCCCGGCAGAGCCTTCATAGTTCACATTGTAAGGCGGGTCCGTGATCACGAGGTTGGCCTTGATGTCGCCCATCAGAGTGTCGTAGGTTTCCTTCTTTGTGGAATCTCCGCAGACCAGACGGTGCCGACCGAGCGTCCAGACGTCGCCAGCCTTGGTAAAGGAGGGCTTTTTCAGCTCCTCATCCACATCGAAATCATCGTCATGCATGCCGTCCTTCAGGCTGTCCTTGAAAAGGTCGTCGATCTCGGCAGGGTCAAAACCGGTGAGGGAAACATCAAAGTCCTCACCCTGCAGGTCAGCGATCAGCAGGGTCAGCTTGTCCTTATCCCAATCGCCGCTGATCTTGTTCAGAGAAATGTTGAGAGCCTTCTCCTTGGCCTCGTCCATTTCAACGACCACACAGTCAATCTCGGTGATACCAAGGTCGATGAGGACCTTGAGCCTCTGGTGGCCACCGACAACACGACCGGTCGTCTTATTCCAGATGACCGGCTCGACATAACCGAACTCCTCAATGGAGCGTTTCAGTTTTTCATATTCCTCGTCACCGGGCTTCAGGTCCTTGCGAGGATTGTATTCGGCTGGAAGCAGCTCCGCCGTTTTCTTTTTCTCAATCAGCATATAAGACCCCACTCAGCGAACTTCTCAAAACCGCCGATGCGGTCAATGAAGGTCCTCGCTGTTTCCACGATTCTCTCGTATGGAATACCGTCCACGGCATCGTCACCGATGGCGCAAACAAGCTCGACTGGCGCACCGGTTTCCTGCGCCTTGAGCCATGCGTAAATGTTGATGCTGACGTCGGCTTTGGAGAGGTCCTTGCCGTGCAGACCACCGCCGGTCACGGAGTCTCCCATATCGGAGCCGAGCTTCCGGTTGGTGGCACCGGAGTCAACATCCGTACCGCCGGTCCAGTCACCGAGCGGATTGATTTCGGCATCCGGAAAGACGTCACGCAGATTGACGGTCTTGGCGTTGCTCTGGCAGAGGATCAGACGGTCGCCGTCCAGAATGTATTTGCCGTCGCTGCCGTAGGTTTCATAGAGCTGCTTGGCGATGGCGGTGAGCTTTTTCTGCTCGTCAGTCACCGGGACGCCTTTGAAGATGCCGTTGTCGCCGCAGTGGATGCCGTCGATCTGGTTGTCGGCCAGATGCTTGTCCTGCGAAACCTCACGGTAGTCCACCAGCAGGTTCCCGGCTATACGGGAAACGGCAGTCTCTACCTCATCAGGGGCGAGGGCCACCGAGGTTTCGATGATAATATGGCAGATGCCGTGACCGATCAGGACCTCGACGGCAATCTTCGGGTTCTTCTCTTTTTGATACGCAAGGTCAACAAGAGCACCGGCAATGCGGTCGGCCACCTTGTCGGGATGCGCCGGGTTTACTTTTTCAAACATATCAGTTTCCTTTCCGAGCGGTGAGAAGCCGCTCCATCAAATCATCTTGCGGATTTCTGCCGCCGTACTCCACGGCACAGTTTTCTTTCACGATCTGGTAAATCTGATACCAGACCTGATTAACCTGCTTCATGTAGGTCTGGCTCATCGCAACATACGGTGAAGCGATGGCATTGCCGGTGGTGGGATGCTTGGCCAGAAAGCCGAACTCGGAGATCGCTTCCTCGCACTGAATCCATCGGGAGACTGACATGGCGTACTGCTCAATCAGCTGGTTGTTTACTAACATTTCACAGCCACGAGCCTTGAGCCAGTTCCAAGTATCCCGGTAGACCTCTTCGGCACACAGGTCCTTGCCGTTCTTCTGAGCGGCTTTTAAGTATTCTTTGACCGGAGGAACAACCGCTCCTTCGATTTCTGCCGGTTCCGGGAGCACCATCGCACCATTTAACCTGCCGTCAGCGATTTTATCTGTCAGGGCCTTGGATTTTCTTCCGGCACCGACACGCTGACCGCCTCTCATAGTTCCGTCTTTTGCCACACATTTCACCTCGCTTTCCGGGCTGGGGGTTAATACCCCGTTTGATTTCTGATTTTTGCGCTCGTGACCCCACGCCGCTGTCCGGGTAGAAAGGTCGTAGAGATTTGACCCGCCCCACGGTCACCGGTCACCAAGCTCGTGATGGATCTTCGTGTGACACGACTGGCACAGGCTCATCAGGTTGCTGGCATCGTGGGTGCCGCCTTGGGAAATAGGAAGAATATGATGAACTTCCTCGACCGATGTTAACCGACCTTCCTTAAGGCACTGCTCACACAGAGGGTGGGCCGCTGCATACCTGTCACGGATACGCTTCCAAGCCCTGCCGTATTTGCGGTTGACGTCCGGGCTGCGCTCGTACTTGTTGTAACGATCCCGGTCCAGCTTCTCGTGCTCCTGGCAGAAGCGTCTATCAGTAAGCCTTGGACAGCCGGGGTAAGCGCAGGGTTTCTTTGGACTCCTTGGCACATAATCACCTCGCTTTCCGGGCATAACAAAAGCCCTGCGGGAGAGGGGCTCCCACAAGGCTTCCGTAGGTTTTACTTTGTCCATCATAATACTATCATAAAAGGCGACTCTCAATCTCTCTCATTTACTCTCATGATGGCGGCCACACAGGAAAGCGCCGTATCGTGCATCCGGTAAATGTGCTGGATGCTGTAATGCATCTCAACCGCAATCTTCTCCCACGAGAGGAAGCACAGATACCGCTTCTCCAGCAGGGTTTGCAGTTCAACATCCGAAACGGCCCGGATTGTGGCCATGATTTCCTTCTTCAATTCCACCAGATCCTCGACGTCGTGTTTCAGGCTTTCCTCAACCTCGATAATCTTCAAAACGGCCCGTTCTATTTTAGAGCCTCCACGATTTGGGTTTCTGGGCATGTCGCTGTAAACGACGGTGCAGGATGTGGCCAGTTCATTTAAAGACTCGATCTGCTGGAGCTTGGATTTAATCCGCATATCCAGCGTCCGGGCCTGTGACAGATATTCTTTAGCGGTCATTTCGCTTCTCCTTCCGTAGCTCTTTTATGAGGAATTCCGGATCGACTTTTGACAGGACACCGAACCAGCCGGAACGGAAGAATCGCTCTATTTCCTGAAGCTGCTGTTCGTCGTCGGTTAGCCGGTAATCCTTGGCCGCCTGCAGAATGATGGCGTTTGCCAGATTCTCGTATGGGTTCAAAGTCGCACCTCCGAATTTGTGATCACTCGGATTGGCGTGGATTGTCGAATATTGTCATTAGATTTTCAGATTTGCCTTGACCGCAGCGATCAGAGCCGACTGCGTTTTGTCTTTGGCCTTAAGTGCCCGGAGAATCTGCTCATCAATAGTGCCGTCCGTCACGATATGCTGAACGACCACAGTTTCGGCAGTCTGACCTTGCCGCCAGAGCCTTGCTATGGTCTGGGAATAGAGCTCCAAGGACCATGTGAGGCCGAACCAGACGATGGTGTTGCCGCCGGTCTGAAGATTGAGGCCGTGTCCCGCAGAAGCCGGGTGAATCAGGGCTACCGGGATTTTGCCGTTGTTCCATCTGCGGATACTGTCGGCTTTGTCCAGCTTGGAAAACGGGATATGGCGATCATGCAGCCGTTTCATGATCCGCTCCAGATCATGCTGGTACCAATAGGCCACCAGAAGAGGCTTGCCGTTTGCCGACTCGATAATGTCCTCCAGAGCGTCCAGCTTCTGCTCGTGAATGGGGACCGTATTCCCGGCATCGTTGTAAATGGCGCCATTGGCCATCTGGGAGAGTTTGCCGGAGAGGGCTGCAGCATTAGCAGCGGATATTTCACCATCGGGCAGGTCCAGAATGAACTGTTTTTTCATCTCGTCGTAGGCGTCCTGCTCATTGGGACTGAGATAGACCTTGTATTCGCTGGATATGAGTTCCGGCATCTTCAGGTGGTCCGTGGATTTCATCGAAATGGTGATATCCGAGATTTTCCGGTATATGGCTTGCTCGGCACCGGGTTTCGGACGGTAGCTGTAAACGATCTGGCCGTTCATGGCGTCCGGCACGAAATACTCCTGCCGATAATAGGTAATGAACCGACCGAGGCGTTTTCCCATGTCGATGACCTTGAACTCTGCCCACAGATCCATCAGTCCGTTGCTGACCGGAGTGCCGGTGAGCCCAACGACACGCTTGATTCTGGGCCGTACCTGTATCAGGGCCTTGAAGCGTTTTGACTGGTGGTTTTTGAAGGAAGAAAGCTCGTCAACTACGATCATGTCGTAGTCAAACGGGAGCTTGCTTTTCTCAATGAGCCACTGGACGTTCTCACGGTTGATGATGTAAATATCGGCTTTCTTCGTCAGGGCCGCTTTTCGCTCAGCCTCGCTTCCGACCGCCACCGAATAGGTCAGGTGGTGAAGCTGGTCCCACTTTTGAAGCTCTGCGCTCCAAGTGTCACGGGCTACTCGAAGCGGAGCGATGACCAGCACCTTGTGAACCTCGAAGCTGTCGAACAGCAGGTCCGCAATAGCGGTCAGTGTGATGCTCGTTTTGCCAAGGCCCATGTCCAGCAGCACGGCAGCGAAGGGATGGTCCTCGATATAGTTGATTGCGTACCTCTGGTACTCATGCGGTTCGTATTTCATCAAGTATCCCTCCAATCTGCTCAGGGGCATCAAGGACATATACCTTGAAGCCCAGCCGCCGCAGTAATCTGTGTCTGGCTACCTGCAAAGGTCTCGGTTCCTTGCCCGGTGCCTTGACCTCCACGAATCCGATCTTGCCTCCGGGCAGCAGCACCAGTCGATCCGGCATCCCATCAAATCCGGGACTCACCAGTTTCGGTGCAATGCCGCCGCTGTTTTTCACGGCTTTGACTAAGTGTTGTTCTATGATTTTCTCTCGCATAATGTTCCTCCATCAGGAATTAGAGTGGGTGATGACGGTCGATGACGGGTAATTCCGTAACTTTTCTTAGGCCTTGTTTTTTAGTGCTCTAAGAATAGTTTCTGTAAAGACTGTCATCGACCGTCACCCTTGGTTCAATCAAGGAAGTCCGGCTTAAGCTGCAGGCCAAAAAGCAGCCGTGCAGATTTGCTTCTTTTCCTTTCAAAACCGGCGCATTCCAGCGCAGTGTAGAAATCAGTCGTGCTGCGGATATAGTCGCCCACCTGCATGCAATAGCTGCGGTATGCGTTGTAGACGTCTCCGGATTTAGCGGAATAGGAGCTGTCAATCTCACAGCATTCATCGAGGAACTGCGAGAGCCAGTCGTTATTGTCCTTGTACTTCTGGATCGCAGCTTCCACCACGGCTGGCTTTACGATGTGATAATCCTTTTCGATCACACGCTTGGCACCGGTCATGATCCATTTCAGGATTGCACCGCCAGCTTTGTTGAAAAGGTAATCGGCATAGTTTTTGATGTCAGAGGAACCTTCAATCTTGGCGTTAAACGGAATGACAATCAGCCTACGCCATGTTCCGGCATCAATCGCACCGACCTTCGGCAGGTGGTTCGTGTAAAGCACAAGGGTGTGGCTCGGTACGAAACTGAACGGGTCCTTGTACTTTTTCTCCGCATAGATCTCGTCCGTTGAACAGAGCTGTTTGACGTTGGATGTGTTCAGGCGCATGCCTTCCTCCAGTTCGGCGGCAATGATTATCCGTTTACCTTTGGCTTCAGCCAGCTCCGGCTTTACATTCCGCTTGCATCCGACAGTCAGAGTGTCTGCGGACATGTTGCCGCTATAGGTACCCATCACACGGGAAAGCGTATTCCAGAAGGTGGATTTTCCGTTACGGCCTTCACCGTAGGCAATGATCAGGCCTTCGACACAGACCTTCCCGATAGCGGAAAGGCCAGCGATCTCCTGAACATAATCGATGAGCTCGTTGTCACCGCAGAAGAAGGTCTCCAAAGCGTCCTGCCAGATATCCATACCATCACCGGACGGGTCTACCGTGGTCTGCTTGGTAATGAAATCCGCAGGAGTGTGCTCATGAGCGGAAGGAAGGCCAATACGAAGGTCGTAAGTAGCTGACGGGGTGTTGAGCAGAAATTCGTCTGCGTCAAGCTGCCGCTGGTCAATCTCAACCATCGGATGTGCTTCCTTTAAGGCAGCGGTGATGTATTTGGAATCTCTGCGCTTGATGGCATAGTTGCGGTAGGTCGTGGCGTTCTCGTACTTTTGGAAAGAACGAGCCTGTTCCGAGCTGAAAGCCATAGCCGCTTTCTTTGGACCCATCGATGCCAGCAGCTCCCATGCGCCGTTTTTCATCATTTCGTCGGTTGCCTTCTTGATCTCGGTTTCGGCCTCCTCAAGCTGGCGAGTGGTGAGTTCCTGCGCTACGGCCTGAGCCTTGGGCTTGGATTCCTCCCAGAACCGACCGTTGTAGACCAGAAAATCAGTCGAGGGTGAATAGCGGAGCTTTCCCTCATATTCTCTTGCCAACACCGTGGCCTGTCCGACGTCGGAATAGTCGGAGGGCTTGAGCTGAAGGTCCTGATTGTATTGCTCCGGAGGAATGTATCCTTCCTGTGCAGCGACCTTCCCATAGAACCGCTGTGCGCTGCGCCAGATGCTGTCGAGCTCCGACTGCTCCAAAGGCGGCTGACAGCAAGCGGCCACTTCCGCAAAATGCTTATGTGCCTTATCGGTATTTCCGAACCGTTTCAGGATGCGTCCAGCATAATGGGACAGCGTGGCGTTGCGGCTGCCTTCGGGAATGACGATGTCGCCATAGCTGCCGGAGTCCATGTTGGCGTCAAAATCGTCGTCAGTAAGGAAGGTAGTAAGCGTCATCGGGCCGTCGAAGATCTCGACCTCCGGCTCCTTTGTCCCGAAGAAGAACCGAGCGGCATCGAGTGCCTTGGTGTCGAAGTACGGGAAGATGCTGTTGACCAGCTTTTTCATCTCGCTGTACTGGCCGGGTTCGATGACTCGATCAATAGCGAAGAAGACGTGGAACTTCGGCCTTGCAGCTTTGCCACCTTTGGCTTTCATGTGATTGCGGCTGTAGTGAACCGCAAAGGCAACACCGGGAAAAGCAGTAGCAACGTCTGAGGGATAGACCCATTCGTCCGGATCGTCGCTGTGGTCGTTATCACAATCGACCGGCAAGCAGTCGGAGCCGATGAAATTGTCGTTGCTGCGGTAGTTGCCCTGATACTCAGCACAAACATAATCGTGCTTTACAGCTTCGATGAGGCTGTCCTTCCCGGTGACCTCGACCTTATGAGGGTAGGTACAGTTTTCAGGCACCTCCAGACAGTTGGAGCGGTATAAAGTGACTCTCATCTTGTTACCTCCTCGCAGGTCTCGCTGAAGTAGCGGATTCGGTGTCCCTTCCAAGTCGCTCTCTTGATCTCGGCCTCCATGCCCTCGGAGATCCGGTCACCGAAGACCCACATTTCGGCGCATTTACTCAGGATGGCATTCTCAAAAAACAGACCCAGCTCACGCTCCTTGGGCTTGTTGTCGTCAAGGAACTGCGGAAACAGCAGGTGCGGTGCGATGGGAATGTATCCGGCATCTACCGCAAAACGGCTGTAGCGTCTGGCGGCAGCAGTGTTGCGTTCGACATCTCCGGCATACGGACTGCAGATATATACGATGGGCCTGAATGCCCGGAGAGCTTTTTCTTCTTTTTCAATGGCACAGAAGGCTCCGAATGCTGTGGGATCGGCATAGCCCTCTGCGTTTTTGTATTCGGCCATGATAGGCACCTCCAATCTAAAGTTCTCACTACCCACTGGAGGGTTTAGTGGTATTTGAACGAATCAAAATCAGTCTTTTTTATAAAACATGGTATCATAGCCATCGGCACGGAGCTTGAGGCCGTCTGCCCACGGTGGGGTCCGGCCCATCTGTTCGCAGAGGACCTTCAGGTCGACGCCGGGGCTGGCTTCGATGACCAGCTCGTCGTGAATGTGCATGGTAATGAAGCAGTGCGACAAGGTCCGCATTGCGTAGCAGAGAATGTCACGGGAGGTAGCTTGGACGATGTTCTCCACGAGCTTCGGCCCGTAGGTCTCCAGACGCTCCCACTTCTTTGTGCCGCCGATACCCTCGTAGGTGATACACTCGCTGCCGAACTGATTTGTACCGAGCTTAGGCTTTACATAGGAAAGGCGTCTGCCGGACGGGAGCGTAATGAAGAGCATCCCGCTCTGGTAGCAGAACTTGATGCCGCAGACATCGCCGTCCATGTGATACTTCACGGCATTCATAGCTGCTCGGTCGATATCCCACCAGAACCTCACAATGTTCTGGTTCGAGTTGCGCCAAGCGGTGACCAGCGGCTGAAGCTCGTCTTCTGAAAGGCCCATCTCCAAGGCTCCCATCGCTTTGAGAGCTCCTACAGAGCCGCCATAGCCGAGGGCGAGTTCAGCTATTTTGCCTTTTTGCCGCAGGTGGCCATTTACACCATGCTTCTCAACAGGGACCTTGAACATCTGCGATGCGGAGGCGCAGTAGATGTCACCGCCTTTTTCAAAGACCTCCTGACGCCAGATTTCACCGGCAAACCACGCCAGCAATCTGGCCTCGATTGCCGAGAAGTCGGAGACGATGAACTTGTATCCCGGCTTCGGCACAAAGGCGGTGCGGATCAGTTGAGAGAGCGTATCCGGTACATCTTCGTAGAGAAGCTCCACGCCTTCAAAGTCGCCGCAGCGGACAAGCCCACGAGCCTCTGCCAGATCCGGAAGATGGTTCTGGGGCAGGTTCTGCATCTGTATAATGCGTCCAGCCCAACGACCGGTCCTGTTGGCACCGTAGAACTGAAACATTCCACGAGCACGACCATCGGCGCAGACTGCCTTTTCCATCGCCTGATACTTTTTGACAGACGATTTGGCCAGCTGCTGCCGGAGAAGGAGAACCTTCTGCAGCTCTGCCGGAGCGGTCTTGAGCATTTCAGCGACTTCCTTCTTGCCGAGAGAATCCACCTCCAGACCGTTGTCCGAAAGCCACTGTTTCATCTGCTGCACGGAGTTGGGATTGTCCAAAGCGGTCAGCTTCTTCATGGCAGCAGTGAGATCCGCACGGGAGCGGGTGTCCATAGCGATGGCTTGATGCACCAGCTCCATATCAAGGGCAACGCCTCTGTCGTTGATTTCTTGATCGAGGTGGTATTGCTCCCAGACTGTTTCCGGCACAGGGAACTTGGCGAGCTTTTCCTGAATTGACATCTCGACCTCGACATCACGGATGTTGTACCGTTTGAAGGCGTCCCACTTGTCGGGAGCGTTTTCCGGCAGGTTGCGGGTTCGACCGCCATTGGTCTTTGTCGGCGCACAGGGCTGGCAGAAATACTTGATGAGCTCTTTGCCTTCGGTCAGCTTCTGCTTCCCGAGGCCCAGAACAGCACCGACGCCTTCCAATGAAAGGGGTAAGCCCATGTAAGCGGACCAGATCATGGTGCATCTCCATGAAGCCGGATTGAGGTAGTTGCCCACAGTGTCTTCAGGGATGCTGTAGTAGGCGTTATCAAAACCGCCGTGATCCCGGAGCCAGCGGGAAAGGCATATCCTTTCAAACTGTGCGTTAAAGGCCCACTTCGTCACATCGTCGTTTGTCAGCGCAGCGATGATCTCCGGCGGGATTCTCTCACCGGAGGCAAGATCGACCACCTGCACGGGGTTGCTGTCTGCGGAATATCCGAAGAGAAGAATGTCGAAATCTGTCGCCTCGGTATATTTGTAGACACCACACTTGGCAAGGTCCACACTGCTGTAGGTTTCAATATCAATACTGAGTGTTTTCATATACATCGGTCCTTTCCGTAGCCTGAAAGGGTGGCAGGATTGCTCCCACCACCCGCAGGCCGGAGATTACTTCTGTTCGAGTTCCTTCATTCGAGCTTCGTGGAACTCGACTTCACGAATGGCACGTTCTCGTTCAAGCTGCTGACGCTCAGCTTCCCATTTGGCGTTGCGAGCTTCACGCTCAGTCTCAAGAGCAGCATTACGCTTCTCACGCTTGCGGTCGTCGATGGTGTCGATGATGGACCTGACGATCCAGAACACGGCCAGAACCAGATAGAGGGACAGAAGCAGGATGCAAAGAATCGTAGTAGCGTTCATGGTGTCAAGAGTAACATGGTATACAGGAGCGCAAGGACATGGTATACAATTCGCATATACTAAATTCTTGCTATTTTTCTGTTTAATCTTTTGCCTGTGTCAGCATCAAATTCTGCTATTCTAAAGTTATGATAACAAGCAATAAATGTGCTTCCGTTTTGACTTGGTCTTAATTCAATCTGTTCTCCAATCATAGTTTCACTCAAATATTCTTGCCACTTAGCAAATCTTAAATATCCCCAACTGTTTACCTTAATCACATGATACTCTCCACTGTATTCATAGGGCTTAATTATTCCCGTGTATTTCTTTCGACTTGGTTCATATACTTCACCCGGACATTTCATATTTAGTGCATGATGTCCTCTCGTGTAATTGTATTTGTTACGCCATTCTTGTAATGCTAAATCAGCTTCACTTAAATTATTAAACTGATAAATATTTAATAATTCTTCTTTCATTGTTCTGTGAAATCGTTCGATTTTCCCTTGTGTTTGTGGGTGTTTTACTCTTCCGTGTATAGGCAATACATCGTTATTCATTAACCATTTTTCAAATTGAGTGTATCCACCATGCAACCCTCTAAAAGTTCCTCCATTATCTGAGAGAACTGAATTAGGTATTCCATATTCATAAAAAGCCTCTTGAAAACTGTCTAAAACCCCTAGTAAATTGGGCTTTACAGCTATTTTTATACAAAACCTTGAATGGTCATCAAGAATATCTAAAGGATAACATCTAGTACCATCAAGTAAACCAAAATCACCCTTAAAGTCTGTCTGCCACATCTGATTGCACTTACTTCTTTCAAACCTCTTGTATGGTTGATGAGCTAAGGATGCTTCCTTACTTATACAACCTTTTCTCTTTAGAATGTTACCTATTGTTTTAGAACATGGTATATTTTCTACACCATTCATTTCCAAGAAATGCTGAATCTGTTTGCCACCCCACTTTGGGTTTTCGTAACGGACTCGAAGTATTTGTTGTTCTATTTCATAGGGTGTTCTGTTTGCCACCTTATTTGGAACTTTACTTCTATCTGTCATTGGCTCATTGTTTGCATATCTTTCTTTCCACTTGTAACCGGTCTTGCGTGTTATATTGTACTCACGACACAAGGCACTAAAGTTATCAGTGGTTTGTGCTTTCTCTGAAAATTCTTTCCTTTGTTTTTCCACAGTTTTGTCCTCCATTGGCATAATAAATCTCTCCTTATTTATGTGATTTTTATGCCTTTAATTTTATCACAAAACTGTATACCATGTCCTTTCTCTGTTGTATACCATCTTATTACTCTATACACATGGTACGTACCTCCTTAAGACAGGAAATCTTCATCCGCATCGGTGGAGAAGTCAGATGCTGCGCTGGACTTGCCGCCGAGGGGTTCGCCGTCACGGATCTTCTGCAGGTTGTTCAGCCCACAGGCGATGCCCTTGTTGCCGTTGGAGTTGAAAGCGTAGAAGTTGATGCTGGCACGACCGTACACACCGGAGTAAACCTCGGAGCGGGTCAGGATCGGATTGCAGTCAGCGTCTACGATTCCGGGAGCCGTAGCGGAGTTGGCATTGATGAAGTAGCTGCCAGCGTAAGCCGGATCATCCGGACGCTCGGTGTCGCCGTCACGGAGAGGCGTCTTGATAGCGGTGAGAGGCGGTACGGTGCGACCGTTGCCCTTGAGTTTGGCCTGACCTTCCTCATAGGCCGCCTGAATCGCTGCCTTGATCTTCTGAACGGTCACGGTGTCAGTCTTCGGAATGATGAGACTGACGCTGAACTTCGGGGTGCCGCCGTTGATGGACTTGGCCTCCCAGACATTGGCATAGGACCAACGGGTGTCCTTGCCGGTGATAACCTTCATGGGGTTTGCGAGTTTAGTAGAATTCGACATATTAATTGTCCTCCTTGAAATCATCGATAATGGTTGTCATTGCCGGTCTCTTATCGCTGTCCGGCACCAGCGTGGGTTTGCCTTGAGGCTTGGTGATCAGGCCTCCAAGAATGTCGTTGAACTGTTTCTTTCCGAGAAGCGAGGTCATGGCGGTGACGCCGAGAATCTTGTGTTCGTAGGGGTCGTACCCGGCAGCTGTTACGGCTGCGATGACGGCATCCTCGTTTGTGTACTTGCGGTTGGAGCGGCCCTCGACCAGCTTGTAGCCGGACCACTGTTTACCGCTGATGGCTGCCTGAAGCGCATAGTCCTTGATGTCGGAGGCCCAAGCGATCAGCTCGTCGATGCGACCGAGGATTTCTTCGACCTCTTCATCTGTCAGCAGAGGCGGCTGCCTGAACTCGAACTTGGCAAGCTCCATGTTGGCGTTGGCTCTTTCACGGCAGTCAGCTTTGGCCTTGCAGAACTGGCACCATTCGCCGCAGTGGTATTCACCGTCTCCGTTAAAGGCAAGCTCTGCAGTCGGGGCCAGAACCTGATCGGCCCACTCGTAGAGTTCGTCCTTTGGAATGGTGAAGGTGCTGATGTTAGAGCGTCGAGGCTGGTAGATGGTCATGCTGACGGTGTCGATGTCGTAGATGCAGTCGAACAGCTCCAGCGCACCGAGGGCGTACAGCTTCATCTGCGGGTTGTCGTCGGCTTCGACCAGAACGCCTCTGCCGTGCTTGTAGTCCACGATGTGCAGTGTCCCGTCTGCAATGATGACGCAGTCGCCGGTGCCGAAGCCCTCTTCGACATACTTGGAGTAGTCGAGCCGCTGTTCGATCAGGACCACAGGGTCCGGGCAGGCCTTCTTGGCCTCCTCGACCAGCTCCATTACAAAGGACACATACCCGTTGGCACATTCCTCCATTTCGGAATTGTACCAAGTAAGGTCTTCGGTCGGGTCCCTTGCTTCCATACCGAGAGCCGTCCGGAGCTTGAACTCACAGAGAGCGTGGGCGTCGGTACCTTCGGTTGCGAAATCGCTGCCTTTGTCGTCGTAGCCTTCACAGAGCCTTGCCGAAGGTGGGCAGTTGAGCCACCTGTGCGAAGACGATGCAGAGAGAAGTGCGTGCTTAGGCATTTCCGAGCACCTCCGCATCCGCCACCAGAGCCTTGTAGCTTGCCGGGTCAACCTCGGAGAGCTTCTTGGCACCGTACTTCAGGAGAAGGTCACGGATCTGAGCGGTGAAGCCATCACGGGACTTTTCTGCCAGAATCGCTCTGACCTCTTCGAGGGTGAGTGCCTTTTCCGGTTCCGGAGCAGGGGCCGCTTCCTCGGTGCCGCTGAATGCGCCGGTCAGCCAGTTGGCGATGTCGTTAATAGAAGATGCAATATCCCGCAACTCCCTGATGGTCGCTTCTATTTCGCTCATTTTGCTCATCACGTTTTCCTCCTTCCTGAGATTGGCTTGTCTGGTTCAGCTGGATCAGCTTCCTCGCCAGACGTCTTGACACTACGCTGATTGCCGTAAGCACTCCGATGAGCTCTTCATCGGTGACGGCTTTGTTTGGTCTGGACTCACTCATTGTCGGTTCCTCCTTTCTGAGGACCTGTGTTGTTTTGCTGTCCTCAGTACCCACTGGAGGGAAACCGGTGTTTTGAACGAAAAAAATCTGAAAAATTTTAGACCGCCGCAGAATTGCTTCCACGGCGGCCTTTGTTGGGTATTAGATGAAGTCCTTCAGGGCTTCACGCAGGATGGAGAACACCTTGTTCTTCTGGTAGTTGATGGTCGACTGGCGTTTGCTCATGTCGGCAGCGATTTCACGCTCCGTCTTGCCCTGCATGATAAGCTCGCAGATGCGTCTGCCGTCCGGGTCAAGGCGGTTCAGCTCGTCGTATAGAGCGTCGAGCAGTTCCTTATCCATAAGGATGGACTCCGCAGATGGTGCGTCGTCGGCCAGCGTGTCGCCAAGGGTAAGCTCGTCGTCTTCACCGCCGATAGGCGTATTGATGGAGACTTTTTTACCGGCAGCGTAGAACGGGCAGCCGGGGCAAACGCCGTCGCACTTCCAAAGTTGGGCCTTGGTGCAGCGGCACTCGCCGTTCTGTTGGGCATGGTAGCGGGTGTTCCAGATTGGCTGATAATAAGCCCTGTAAACGTCCTCGCTGACCTCGATTGGTGTCCCGTCGACCGGGATAAAGTACTTCTTGTCGTTGTTTTGCATGAAAATTTCCTCCGTTCGATTTG